TAAAAAGTTCATGAGTATGATGGAAGACTTCTGGCTTCCTAGAAGAGAAGGTGGACGTGGAACTGAGATTACCACTTTACCTGGTGGTCAGAATCTAGGTGAACTTGCTGATATTGAATATTTCCAGAAGAAACTTTACAGAGCACTTGGTGTTCCTGAGTCAAGAATCGCCGCCGATGGTGGTTTTAATCTTGGACGTTCTTCTGAGATTTTGAGAGATGAACTTAAGTTTTCTAAGTTTGTTGGACGTTTGAGAAAAAGATTTGCTCAGATGTTTAACGATATGCTGAAGACTCAACTCATTTTGAAAAACATCGTATCAGTTGAAGATTGGGATACTCTTTCTGAACATATTCAATATGATTTCTTGTATGACAATCAGTTTGCAGAACTCAAAGAAACTGAAATGTTAAATGAGAGACTTGGTGTTCTTGCAACTATCGAACCATACATTGGTAAGTATTATTCTACGGAATATGTTCGTAGAAAAGTTTTGAGACAGACTGATGCCGAGATGATTGAAATTGATGAGCAAATTGAACAAGAAATCAAAGATGGAATCATTCCAGATCCTAATGCAGTAGATCCTGTTACTGGAGAACCACTCCCTGGAGGAGAAATGGGCATGATGGGAGATGTTCCTATGGAACCAGAAATTGATGGTGGCATTACTGATGCTGACGGTAAAGCTGCTGAGATATAAATAGACAATATACACATTATAAATTTTCATGGAAGAACTTGTAAACATGATTGGTGCTGATGCTTCCGCGTCAGAAATTAGTGACAAAATTAAAGATACTCTTTATGCAAGGACAGCAGAAAAAATTGATGCTATTCGTCCAAGTATAGGATTATCGATGTTTGGCGACGAACAACAGTCAGAGGATCAAGAATAATGGCGAGACTATTATTAAAAGCTGATGAAGTAGTAGTGCCAACTTCAGCGGGAGCAGGTGTCAGTTTTACTGAAGCCACCGTTGTTAGATTGGTAAATACCAATGCCGCTGCCAGAGTTATTACTGTTCAAGAAACACAAGGTGGAACTGGAATTGGTTCATTCACAATGCCATCTGGAACCACAGAATTACTTGAAAAAGTAGCATCTCATACTGTTTTTGCTAGTGGAGCTGGTGTATTGGGTGCAAAAGTAGGATTCACTGGGTAATCAAATGAAACTAATCACAGAAGAAATTTCAAACGTACAAATTGTCACCGAAGGAAAAGGTGCCAATAAAAAATTGTACATTGAAGGTGTTTTCCTTCAGGGAGATCTCAAGAACCGTAATGGAAGAGTTTATCCAATGGAAACTCTTTCTCGTGAGGTTGATAGATATACCAATACTTTCGTAAAAGAAGGTAGAGCACTTGGTGAACTTGGACACCCAGACGGTCCAACCGTAAACCTTGATAGAGTCTCTCACAAAATTACTTCTCTTGTTAGAGAGGGAACTAATTTTAAAGGAAAGGCACAAATCCTTAATACCCCAATGGGTAAGATTGCATCTTCACTTCTTGATGAAGGTGTGAAACTTGGAGTTTCTTCTCGTGGTGTTGGTTCATTGAGAACTACCAACGAAGGACATAAAGTTGTTGGTGAAGACTTCATGTTAGCAACTGCTGCTGATATCGTCGCCGATCCTTCCGCACCCGATGCTTTTGTTCAAGGAATCATGGAAGGAAAAGAGTGGGTTTGGGAAGGAGGAATTCTTCGCGAACAACTCGCAGAAACTACTAAGAGAAGAATTAATACTCTCGTAGATCAAAAAAGACTTGAGGAACATAAACTCCAGTTATGGGGTGATTTCCTATCAAATCTTTAATTTATAAATAAATATAGATTAATACAAATCTAATAATCAAATGTCCGTTGGTAGCAATTTACAAGAAATGGAAAACGTAGTAACGAAAGGAGCTGCATCAGCTGAGCCAATGCCAAAGTCGGGAAGCAATGCTTCTGGTGTTTCGACACCTGGACAAACTGGCACTTACGAAGATCTCGGCGGTCCTACTCCAGAAAACTATAAGGTAGACGACGACTCTGCCAAACTCTCAGAACCCAAAATCGCAACTGTCAAAGACATTGTGAACAGGGGTGCCAAGCCTGCCGAACCCATGCCTAAGGGTATGAAGGCAGAGGAAGCTGAAGCTGAAACTGAAGGCGAAGAGATTTCTGAAGAGGAAACAACCGAAGAAGAAATCGTTGCTGAAGAAGAAGTCGTTTCCGAAGAGGAAACCACTGAAGAGGAAGTAGTTTCAGAGTATAACGTCGAAGAAGATGTTGAGGCACTTCTTGCTGGCGAAGAACTCTCTGAAGATTTCCAAGAAAAGGCACGCACCATTTTTGAAACTGCTATCAAGGCAAAGGTTGCTGAAGTTCAGGAAGAACTGAAAGCACAATACGAAACATCACTCGAAGAAGAAGTTGCAACCATTAAGGAAGAACTGACTGATAGAGTTGATGCTTATCTTGAGTATGTTGCTGAAGAGTGGATTAAGGAAAATCAACTCGCAGTCGAATCAGGACTCAAGACTGAAATGACTGAATCATTCCTCACCGGAATGAAGAGTCTTTTTGAAGAACATTATGTAACTGTTCCTGAAGAGAAATATGATGTACTTAATAGTATGGTAGAAAAACTTGATGAGATGGAAGATAAACTCAACGAGCAGATTAATAAAAATATTGCTCTCAATCAAAGATTAGCCGAGTCGGTCGCTGACACGATCTTCTCCGAGGTCTGCGAAGGTCTAGCACTTTCACAGAAGGAAAAACTCGCTTCTCTTGCCGAAAATGTTGAGTTTGATAGTGAAGATACCTATCGTGAGAAACTGGTAACTCTGCGTAAGTCTTACTTCCCAGAGAATGCCGGTGCTCAAAGAGACCAGTCAGAGAACATCTCCGAGAGCGCAGACGCCACAGCTCCAGTCCAAATGTCTGGAATTATGGAGTCATATCTCAATACTCTGACTAGAGTCGCTAAAAAGTGATTCTTTAAATTATAAATCAAACTAAAAACTTTTAGAGGTAAAATTCAAATGCAAGGTTTCAATGCCGAAGCTCTGCAGGAGAAGTGGGCACCAATCCTCAACCACGAGGGGCTCGGTGGCATCCAAGATGCACACAAGAGAATGGTTACCGCAGTTCTCCTGGAGAACCAAGAAAAAGCAATTCGTGAGGAGCGTGAGTTCCTTTCCGAAGCTGTCCCAACTAACAGCACAGCATCTTCTGGCGCCACCGCCGGTTTGAGTGCTAGTGCATCAGGAGCCATGCAAGGCTTCGACCCCGTTCTGATTTCCTTAATCAGACGTGCAATGCCTAACCTTGTCGCTTATGACTTGGCTGGCGTTCAACCAATGAACGGTCCTACTGGACTTATCTTCGCAATGCGCTCCCGCTACAGCTCCCAGACTGGTACTGAGGCACTGTTCGACGAAGCAGATACCGCATTCTCAAACAGCGGAATCTCGACTTCCAATCCATATTCCACTGGTTCTGACGGTTCTTCCGTTGGTTTTGGTACTGATACTCAGCGTGGTTCTAACCCAGGCGTTCTCGATCCTAACGGTGACAACACTTCATACACTGTTGGACAGGGTATGGATACCCAACTCGCTGAGAACCTCGGCGATGGGCAAACTTTCAACGAGATGGCATTCTCGATTGAGAAAGTCACTGTTACCGCGAAGTCAAGAGCTCTGAAGGCAGAGTACTCCTTAGAACTCGCACAAGACCTCAAGGCAATCCACGGATTGAACGCTGAGGCAGAACTCGCCAACATTCTCTCCACTGAGATTCTGGCTGAGATCAACCGCGAAGTTATCAGAACCATCTATAAGGTTGCTGAAGCTGGCGCACAAACTAACGTCGCTAACACTGGCGTATTCGACCTCGACGTTGACTCCAACGGACGCTGGAGTGTTGAGAAGTTCAAGGGACTCATCTTCCAGATTGAGAGAGATGCAAACCGCATCGCCCAAAGAACTCGTAGAGGAAAGGGCAACATGATTCTGTGTTCCGCAGACGTTGCTTCCGCACTCACCATGGCAGGCGTACTCGACTACACCCCTGCTCTGAACGCTAACCTCAACGTTGATGACACTGGTAACACCTTCGCTGGTGTGCTTGCTGGTAAGTATAGAGTCTACATCGACCCATATTCTGCTAACAGCACTTCAGACGGTTCCCAGTATTACGTCGTTGGTTATAAGGGTTCTTCACCTTATGACGCAGGACTGTTCTACTGCCCATACGTTCCTCTTCAGATGGTTCGTGCAGTTGGCGAGAACACCTTCCAGCCAAAAATTGGCTTCAAGACTCGCTATGGTATCGTTTCCAACCCATTCGCAGAAGGCGCTGCTCCTGTCACAAACCCAGGACGCCTCAGAGGTGGTGCAAACCGTTACTATCAGCGTGTACGTGTCCTCAACCTCATGTGATTTCGATTCACATATTTTCTCAGGGGGTTCTTCGGAACCCTCTTTTTTTATCTAAATACATCTAAAACCTCCCATGGCGTTTCCGCAACAGATTGAGAATAGAAATTTTCTATCTCCTATTGGTTTTAAATTTACATTAGCAAAAGATAAAAAAGTTTCTTTCTTTTCTAACTCTTGCAGAATTCCTGAAATTAGTTTGGGAACTGCATTGCAACCAACTTATCTGAAGGATATTGATGTACCTGGTGATAAGTTGGAATATGGCGATTTTACACTAAGATTTTTGGTGGATGAGAAACTTGAAAATTATATGTCTATTCATAATTGGTTAACTGGATTGGGATATTCAGAAACCACTCAAGATTTTAAGGACTTAACAACAGCAGATTATGGTAGAGATAACCAACTACAGTTCAGTGATGGTAGTTTACATGTACTGAACAGTAACTATAGAACCCAAGCAATTGTAAAGTTCAAAGATTTATTTCCAACGTATCTAACGTCTCTAGAGTTTGAAGCAACCGATGCTGATTATAACTACTTTACAGCAGAGGTGACATTCAAGTATACTGTGTATAATATACTAGCAGCGGACGGTAGAACTGCATTATGAATCTTGACAAAATTCAGGAGATGTGGGAAAAAGATTCTCAAATTGATCCTGATAATCTACATGACGAATCTATAAAAATTCCTCAACTTCATGCAAAGTATTATACCTTATTCAACACAATCACCTTATTAAAAGAAAAGGCGAGGGAGTCTCATAATAAAGTAAAACTTGAAAGGTATCAATACTACACAGGAAAGGCGGAACCAGACGTTTATGAAGAAGAACCTTTTCCATATAAAGTTAGGGATAAGGAAGCAATACAGAGGCATATGGATGCTGATGAGAAACTGAATAACATTAGTATGAAAATTAGATATTATGATGTGATGCTTCGTTTCCTTGAAGACATTATCAAGACAATATCTAATAGAACTTTTCAAATTAAGAATGCAATCGAGTGGAACAAATTCCAATCAGGATTCAACTAATGTACAAAGAAGATCCAAACGATCAGTATTACAGTATAGAATTAAATATCCATGGAATCAGAGCGATTCATACTGGACTATCCCAAGCAGTAGATAAGTGGGCTGGAGGAGATCCTTTAGAACAAGAAAATCTCCAATCAATGAGAGATCATTTCTATAGAATTATTTTAGAACATTCTTTTGAAAATATGAGTTTAGATTGAGGCAATAAATATCTATAGGTGATACTTATAGATTATGTCTCATTTGATTATATCAAAAAAGAACGAGGTATATCTGCAGGTAAAGGCAGAACCTCACGTCTACTACGAATTGGCAGATCAGTTTACCTTCGAAGTACCAGGCGCCAAGTTTATGCCTCAATACCGTAACAAGTATTGGGATGGAAAAATTCGTTTATTCAATACCCAGACTGGAGAAATATATGTCGGGTTATTGGATAAACTCATAAGGTTCTGTGAAACTCATGAGTACACATATGAGTTCATGGATAATAAATTTTATGGACTTCCTTTTGAGGTTAACGACTTCATCTCAAAGGAAGGCGTTAAAGACTACATGAAATCTATTTGTAAGTATTCTCCAAGGGATTATCAGATAGAAGGTGTTTACGACGCTCTAAGACATAATAGAAGACTGCTGATATCCCCAACTGCTTCGGGAAAGTCTCTAATGATATATTCTCTTGTGAGATACTACGTTGAGAAGCAACAAAATATTCTGATAGTCGTTCCGACGACTTCGCTAGTAGAACAGATGTATAAAGATTTTGCAGACTATGGTTGGGATGTAGGTTCATTTTGTCACAAAATATATGCGGGACGTGAAAGAGAAACCGATTCTCAGGTAATCATTACCACCTGGCAATCCATCTACAAACTCCCCCGCAAATATTTTTCAAGATTTAATGTGGTAGTTGGAGATGAAGCACACCAATTTAAATCGAAATCTTTAATATCTATAATGTCAAAACTTTCGGATGCAAAATACCGATTTGGTTTTACAGGAACACTAGATGGCACTCAGACACATAAGTGGGTTCTAGAGGGGTTGTTCGGTCCATCATATAAAATCATCAAGACTGAGGAATTGATGAAAAAAGGACATGTTGCCAAACTAGACATTAATGTGCTTCT